ATGAGCTAGAGCGCGTCGCGACGTTTATGCGGAGCAGGCCGTGTCCAGCATCCCGCTGAAGGACGTCCGATACATCGTGATCCACTGCTCCGCCACGCCGGCAGACATGGACATCGGAGTAGCTGAGATTGACCGCTGGCATCGCCAGAAGGGTTACTTCAAGGTCGGCTACCACTTCATCATCCGCCGCGACGGCACGGTCGAGGCGGGTCGCAACATCAACGAACCCGGCGCCCACGCGCAGGGTTACAACAGTGTGTCCATCGGCATCTGCCTCGTCGGCGGCGTCAAGCGAATCGCTGACGCAGACGGGAAGCCTGATGCCGATGGACCGCGCTGGGACTTAGTTCCCGAGAACAACTTCACACCCGAGCAGATGGTCGCACTCAAGGCGCTCGTCGGTGGACTCAAGCACCAGCACACAAAGGCTGAGGTGCTGGGTCACCGCGATCTGCCGGGCGTTAAGAAACAGTGTCCGTCATTCGATGTGCGTCAGTGGTGGTTAGGAGCGCGCATGGCGGACTTCATCAACACCTGAGTGTGTCGCGCCCGGCGGCCGGAGCGGATGTTCCCTATCGCGGAGCTGAAGCACCGGGCACCAATTCAACCAGAGGAGGCAGTCATGGCGAAGTCGAATCAGAAGACACAAGAGCAGATCGTTCTCGAACACCTGAGCACCCGCGGCAGCATCACGCCGCTCGAAGCGGTTGGCGTGTACGGCATCTACCGACTCGCCGCGCGTGTCTTCGTCATCAATAAGACGTTCGAGAAGCAGGGCTCCGACCTCATCATCAACTGCGAACGCCGCCGTGATCGCAACGGTAAGCAGTACGGCCGCTACACGCTGGGCTCGCGCTCGGCGGCGCAGGCGGCAGCCTGATGATCTACCGCACCTCGATGCGGCTCGCCTTAGAGCGCGCCGCTGAAGTGGGCAAGCCCAGTCGTGCTCTCGTGCGGCGGGTGCGAGGAGCGCTCCGCTCAGGGCGGGGCACGCGTCACGTCCACCAGATGTGGCACATCAACAGACAGTCGGGGCAAGCCACCGCAAGGTAGTGGCCTCTGCCGTTCAGGCCGGGTGAGTTCTCCCCGGCCCTTTATTTCTGAGGAGGAGACGATGCGTCACCTGCTTTTAGTCATTACCGCGCTGACACTGGTTGGCTGCGGGACCGTGAGCCTGCTCGACGACCTCGACGCACACGGATGCGACATCGCGTCCTACAAAGCAAACATCAAGCGTGGCTCAGTCGAGGTCGTGTGCAAGTAGATGGCTCCCACTTCGTAGGCCACGAGCCGTGCCCCGAGTGCGGCTCAAGTGATGCGCTCGCCCGCTACAGCGACGGGCATGCCAACTGTTTCAGCTGCAAGAAGTACTACCCGCCCGATGGCGCGGAATCGAAACCGAAGAAGGGGCGCATGAAAGAGAAACACGAGTTCGTTCAGGGAGAGGTTCAGACGCTAAGCAAGCGCAACATCTCCGAAGAGACGTGCGAGAAGTGGAACTACAAAGTTGGTGAGCACCACGGCAAGAAGGTGCAGATCGCCAACTACGTGCGCGACGGCAAGGTGGTGGCACAGAAGCTGCGCTACTCCGACAAGACCTTCCAAGTGATTGGCGAAGGGAAGGACATGCCGCTCTTCGGCCAGCACCTCTGGCGTGACGGCGGAAAGATGGTCACCGTGACCGAGGGCGAGATCGACGCGCTGTCGGTGTCGCAGCTCTGGGAAAACAAGTGGCCCGTCGTGTCCGTACCGAACGGCGCACAAGGCGCGAAGAAGTCTATCAAGGTTGCGCTGCCCTGGCTTGAACAGTTCGAGACCGTCGTTTTCATGTTCGACAACGACGAGCCCGGCATCGCGGCGGCGAAGGAGTGCGCGCTACTGCTTACACCCGGCAAGGCGAAGATCGCCACGCTGCCGCTCAAGGACGCGAACGAGATGCTCGTGGCCCATCGTGGCCCCGAGGTAATCAACGCGATCTGGGGCGCGAAGGTGTACCGCCCCGACGGCATCATCAGCGGCGACGAGATCAAGCTGGAGGACTTGCAGAAGGCGACCCCGCCCGGCTTCGTCACGCGCTACCCAAAGCTGAACGAGATGCTCAACGGGTTGCGGAAGGGCGAGCTGACGCTGCTGACCGCAGGTACTGGCGTAGGCAAGAGCACGCTGGCGCGCGAGATTGCAGCGCACATGATTCAGTCGGGCAAGCGCACAGGTAACGTGTACCTCGAAGAGAGCTACACCAAGACGGCGCAGGGCTACATCGCGATCGACCGCAACGTCCCGCTCGGGCGCCTGCGTTGCAGCCCCGACCTCGTAACGCCAGAGCAGTACGCCGAGTCGTTCGCCCGCATGATCGCGAACGGCCGCACGTACTTCTACAACCACTTCGGTTCACTTGCCAGCGACAACCTGCTCGCGAAGCTACATTACTTCGCGACGGGCCTCGACACCGACTTCATCTTCCTCGACCACATAAGCATTGTGGTCAGTGGACAGGAGTCGTCACGCGAGGGCGAGCGCAAGGACATCGACATTCTCATGACCAAGCTCCGCCAGCTCATCGAGCAGACTGGCGTGGGTGTGGTGGCGATTGCCCACCTGAAGATGGTTGACGGCACACCGCACGAGGAAGGTGGGCGTGTGACGCTATCGCACCTGCGCGGCTCCGGCACACTCAAGCAGCTCTCGGACAACATCATCGCACTGGAGCGAGATCAGCAAGGGGAAGACCCTGATGAGTCGCTGATTCGTGTCCTCAAGTGCCGGGAGTTCGGGAAGCTCGGACCCGCCGACACGCTGAAGTACAACCACGAGACCGGCCGCCTGCTCCCGTTCGACAAGGAGCCGGCGTTCGACGATGAGACCAACGCCGATGGCGGCAAGAAGGAGGACTTCTGATAGCTCTTCTCCTGCTCCTGCTGTTCTGCGGCGACGGCACGTATGACCCACCGCCGACCATCGTCGACACAATAAATCTGTGACTCAAGCCCGCTTCGGCGGGCTTTCTTTTTCTGACCGCCAATGTCCCAAGGCTGGCGAGCTGGGCTCCAAACCCGGCTGGCGCGGTTCGATTCCGTGGGTGGTCGCCAATTTGAACCGCTCGACTTCGGGTTGAGGTCGGCAGGCTTTCAACCTGCTCAGATGGGTTCGAGTCCCATGCGGTTCGCCATACCTGACGCACGCGTGTGGAACCGTGCGCGTGGGAAGACAGGCATGAACGGTTCCCTAATTCAACTGGAGAGGCTTAATGCTCGTCTTCGACATCGAAGGCAACGGTCTGCTACCGGCCTTGACCGAGGTTCACTGCCTTGTCATCCACGATACGGTGACAGGGAAGCGCACTCGGTACAACGATCAGCACAACGGCCAGCCGAGTATCGAGGAAGGCTTGCGCCGTCTTGAAGAGGCTGACTCCGTGTGCGGCCACAACATCGTCGGGTACGACATCCCGGCGCTGAAGAAGGTTTACCCGAAGTTCAAGCTGCGGCCCGACTGTCTGATCGTCGACACGATCATCCTATCCGGTCTCGCGTACCCCGACATGAAGGAGCGGGACTTCGCCGCTGAGCGGAAGAAGGGTAAGTGGATACCGAAGAACCTCTACGGCCGGCACGCGCTGGAAGCGTGGGGCCATCGCGTCGGTGAGTACAAGGGCGACTTCAAAGGCCCGTGGGATGTGTGGACTCGGGAGATGGAAGACTACTGCGACCAAGACGTCACGGTCACTCTGAAGCTGGCCGAGCGTCTGCTGAAGCTCGACCTGTCAGAAGAGTCTATCCGATTGGAGCACGACGTCGCGCGCATCATCGAGCGACAGGTTGCGCGCGGCTTCGCGATTGACTTGGCAGCGGCTCAAGCGCTCCACATCAAACTCGCTAAGCGCTCGGCTGAGATCGAGCGAGAGCTGCGCGACAAGTTCTTCGGGCCGTTCTATCTACGCGGTGCGGAGTTCACGCCGAAGAAGGACGACAAGAAGAAGGGCTACGTCAAGGGCGTCCCGTTCTGCAAGGTCAAGCTGACGGAGTTCAACCCCGGCTCGCGCGCTCACATAGCGAATCGCCTGATGCGTATTTACGGATGGAAGCCCAAGGCATACGGCGCCGACGGCGTTCCGACCGTGGATGAAGCGGTGCTAGGTGCGCTGTCCTATCCGCCGTGTGTGCTGCTCAACGAGTACCTCATGGTTGACAAGCGACTCGGCCAGCTCGTCACAGGTAAGGAAGCGATTCTCAAGGCAGAGCGCAACGGGCGCGTGTATGGCGGCGTGCGAACCAACGCCGCTGTGACCGGCCGCATGACCCACTCGAAGCCCAACGTCGCGCAGACGCCCCGCGTCGGCTCTCCGTACGGCGAGGAGTTCCGCGCAATCTACATCCCAGGCGCCGGCTACGTGCTCGTCGGCTGTGACGCCGAGGGACTGGAGCTGCGCTGTCTCGCACACTACATGGCGAAGTACGACGGCGGTGCGTACATCGAGACGGTCACGAAGGGTCGGAAGGAAGACAAGACCGACGTCCATTCAGTCACGCAGCGCGCGTTGGAGTTCAACTCCCGCGACAACGCAAAGACCTGGATGTACGCATTCCTGTACGGAGCCGGCGACTATAAGCTCGGCACCGTCGTGCTCGAAGACATGGGACCGGAAGCCCGCCTACAGCACAAGGGGCAGAAGGCAATCGTCGCGCTGGGCAAGCGCTCGCGCGCGTTGATCGCCAAGAACCTACCGGCGCTCTCGAAGCTGGTGGATGCCGTGAAGGCGGCGGTCAAGACCAGGGGTTACCTTATTGGTCTCGACGGCCGGAAGCTCCGCATCCGCTCTGAACACGCCGCGCTTAACACGTTGCTCCAGTCAGCCGGCGCTCTTCTCATGAAGCGCGCTCTCGTACTACTGGACGCGACACTCTCACAACGCTTCAACACAGGAGAGGACTACGAGTTTGTCGCAAACATCCATGACGAATGGCAGATTGAAGTGCGCCCCGAGATAGCGAATGAAGTTGGTCAGATCGCGGCGGACGCCATCGTCCGAGCGGGAGTGTCGTTCAACTTCCGCTGCCCCCTCGCAGGGGATTACTCAGTCGGCACGTCGTGGTCCACGACACACTGAGAGTCAGTTACTAGCGGGGGCTCGGAGGCGAGCCAAGCGGGACCGACTGCCATGCACGATCACGCTGGCAGACATCCACATACCGGACACCTGTCCGGCGCTCGGCATCGCTCTTCGCCCCGGTAAGGGCCGCATTGCCCCGTCGTCTCCGACACTCGACCGCGTCGTACCTGAGCTTGGCTACACGCCCGGCAACGTGGTCGTCGTGTCGTGGAAGGCAAACAGCACGAAGAGCGACCTGAAGCTCCACCAACTTGAGCGGCTCGTGAAGTTCTACAAGGGACTCACCAACGGCTCGCTGTTATCACAGAGGAGGCACCCGTGAAGTTCACCATCACAATCGAAGACGCTGCTGGCGGCGGTTTCCGCCGTAACGTCAAGGGGGAGGGCAACGGCGCCGATGATGACGAAGGCGGGGACGCCCTGCGCGCCGCAACAGTCGCCTTCGCGGTGCTCGGTATTCTCGGACACGCAGACATCGCCACGCCAATCCTCGACGCCATCCGTGCAGGACAGCTCGAAGTTGACAAGCGCCGAGCCATCGCGGCCGGAGCCTCACTCGTCACTCAACCCGAACCCAGGAGAGACCACTAATGTTCCGCTGGTTCACGAAGATGTTTACTGGCGGCCCCGAGGCCGCCACCACCGCGCTCAAGGCGGGCATCGCCGGCATCGACATGCTGGTGCTCACCCAGGAGGAGCACATCAAGTACCAGAAGGAGTTGGCCGACACCTGGAATCAAACCCAGAAGGCCATCCAAGAAGAGACGTCCATCCGCTCCGTGACACGCCGCATTCTCGCGTTCATGACGATGGGCTCATTCGTGGCGCTCGTGCTCAGCGCAGCGGTCGTCTACAAGTTTGATGCGGCGTACAGCAAGTTCCTGCTTGAGCTTGCTGAGGGACAGTTCGGCTGGCTCGTTATGGGCGTTGCGACGTTCTACTTCGGGCCGATGCTCGGCCGCGTGTTCGGCGGGGAGAAGAAGTAATGCGCGCTCTGGGTTTCATCGTTGCCTGGACTGCCATGCTCGCGTTTCTCTGGGGCTGCGTCTTCCTCTTCGTCACGGGCGCGGTCTCTCTTGTACGCGCACTCGGCGGCTGGGTGTGCTCGTGACGACGCTCATCGTCGACGCTGACTACCTCGCCTACCGCTACGCCTTCGCCAACGAGTCGTCTGTCGACTGGGGTGACGGCGTAGTGTCAGAGAACATGGACGCCGACGCCGCCAAGCGCGAGATCGAGACGCTGGTCGCTCGCTGGGAAGTTGGCTTCAAGGCTGACAACGTCGTGCTCGCTCTAAGTGACCCAGAGTCCAACTGGCGGCTCGACATCCTGCCCACCTACAAGGACCACCGCAAGGAAGGGCGCCGGCCTGCGATGTGGGCGGAGCTGCGCGACTTCATGCAGTCGCAGTGGAAGACCTACCTGCGTCCGACGCTGGAGGGTGACGACGTGTGCGGCATCCTCGCCACCAGCAAGACCATCATCCCCGGCAAGAAGATCGTCGTGGGCGTGGACAAGGACTTGCTGCAAGTGCCCAGCCGG